TATTTTGAGTAGTAAGTGGTATATATCTAGCCATACCATAATTAGATTGTGGTAGTTGGTTATCGTTAGCATCGTATAATACAAATTCAATTGCATCAGAATCACTAAGTCCAAAAAAAGACTGAAGGTCTTCTCTTTCAAAGATTTCTCTATCTTTTGAATCTATTCGATAACCTTTCGAATCAACTACTTCTTTAAAAAATCGTATAGCCATATTTGTTATAATCTATAATTACTTACTCTACACAAAAAGTCTTTAGTTTCATCTGCTTTCCCTGCTGATTTAATTACAATCTTAAGAGTAGTTTCATACTCATTGTATTTTTGTGCAATTGTACCAATCCAAGTTCGCCAACCACCATCCATTTTTGTATTTAATTTAACAGATGGTTTAATATCAAACTTTTGTGTTTTTCCTTTACCAATAGTTGCTTTATTAGAAGGAGTCCAATCAAATACACCTGTACTATCTGTTATTTCAACAGTAATATCAGATGCTACTGCAAATATTTCTATAAACTTACTTGCTGCTCCTTTATACCCACCATCTTTAAAAGTACCATGGTCATTATCCAATCCAATGAAATATGTCTTATCGCCAATTTTATTATCAGTCAATGGTGATTTTTCAAATTTAATAGTTGCCAAATCTCCACTTGAAATTGCACCAGCTTCTATTTTAGATTTTTTACCAAAAAGTTCTTCTCTTAGTAAATCGTTTTGTTCTTTTAAAGATTGATTTCTAGCAAATAAAGAAACCCTTTGAATTGCTTCCGAAGTTGCTTTTTGAATTGCGTTTTGTAAATCAACAATTGTAGTTTGTACTTTAGAAGTAGTAGATGTAGTTTGGTTTTGAGAAGCTGCTGCAAGTAAAGATTGGTTATCCACATCAACTCTTAAACTTTGCGATACTATTTCAAGTTGTTTTACTTTTCCACTTAAATCTAAAATTTCAACATTAAGTACTTGTATTTCATTTGTCAAATCTATAACAGATTGAGTTACCACATTATAAACAGAACGAAGTACAGTATCAGGTAAATCAGGTAATTTTATTGGTATTAATTCTATTATCGTAGTATCAATTGATTTTAATAACTCCTCATTATCATATTTTGGTTTTACTAACTTTGCAGAAGTGACACCATCCTTTATATCAACTTGTTCAAATAAATTAATACCATTGCTGCCTTTTGATATGATTCCAGAAGAACCACTTATCATAAGTTTACCAATTAACTCCTCGTTTTGTAATCCTGTTTTTATCATATATTAACTTACTACACTAAATGTTATACCATCATCAAAATATTCAATAGCTCCATTGACATCAATTTTAAATTCAAGTTTGTACAATCTATTAATTTCCCAATTCATTAAATCTAATATAATATAATTTCCAGATGTATCGCAATTAACTTTTGAATATTCTGAAAACGGAATTATTATATCATCTGAATTAAAATCTCTGATTTGATAGTACGTTGTTTTCGGTAAATATTTAGTATTACCAGATTGTAATGTATTACTAAAAGTTTTAAGTGGATATAACTCTCTACCAAATATTTTAATTTTTGGTTTAGACCCAACAGCGTATTCTTTTTTGAAATTGGATACTCCTACTTTAATATTATCTGCTATTAATTCTGTCAAAGAACCAGTTACAAAATATTGGTCATCCCACCCTAATCTTATTTTAGGTTGATATATTGTATGAGTTTCTTTTGAAAACAATCTTACAATTCCGTATTCCTTTGTATTATTTTCAAATTCAGCTGATAACTTTAGAAGAATTCCATCATTTTTAATTGAACCAGAAACCCAAGCTTTTAAAAAGCCACTAACATTCATCGATATATCCGCCTTACTATATGAAAAGTTTTGACTTGATGAATAGTTAGAATACCATATACCACCATACCCTTGATAAGACCCAGTTGAGTTTGGAGCAAAATTAGGTAAAATACCATCTGTGGTAGTATCACCTAACCAATTTACTTTAGTATCACCTTCTCTATATCTCCAAGTTACACCGGCCGTTGATAAATCATCAAAACGAGTTCCAATTCCCATTTCCCAACTTTGCGATATTGGGTATGCATATATTGTATATTCTAATGGTAATTCTTCACTTCTAGTTTCTTTCATCACTAAAGTAGCATCACCTATATCGGTTTTACCATCTGCAATAGATTTTGAAAGATATGATATGTCAAATTGTATCAAAGCTCTTGACACATCTTTTACACTCCCATAATAAACTTTACTAACTTCTAATACTTGGTCTAAACCAGTATTTTGATTTGGTTGTTGTAAATAAACCGATGCATCTTTTGATGCTGTAATGAATTGATACATATTATTTTACCCTCCCTCTTATATCCGAATCCGGAAATTTAATTTCAAAAACCGAAGGGTCTAAAGATGGATATACAATCTTACCTTTAGTTGCCGCTGCTATATTGTATGAATTGTTTGCATACTGTCCACCACATTTGTTTGTTATTTCAAACATAGGAACAGAAGCAACACCCTCTACATTTGATATTAATAATTCAACTTCGCTTAAATTAATAGTTTGGTTGAATGTTAAATTATCCATAGAAAAATATTTCTTTAGTTCCGTTATACAATTGGTAAGTACTTCACTCTTATTATAATTTTTATAAGTTGATATTTCAAAATCCAAACCAATATTAATTATAAAACCATCGCTTATATTTACACCATCAGTAAGAATCTTATACTCATTTAAATAAGTTTTAAGATTTTCTTTTACTGCTCTATTAATATTTGTAAGATTACCATTAATATCATAACCTAACAAATACAAGTTAATTGCAAATGGATTATTTTTTTCATTATCGTTTGAAGTTTTTCCAACTAAAAAATTTCTTATTTCACTTTGTACAGTTTGTTGATTTGGTTCTTCTGTATCTGGTTTGTTTATAAAACTCATAACCAAATCGGTAAATTCTTGCAAATGATTTGGAGATGCCAATATAGATGATGGTGAATTATTATCCAATGTACCATCTGCGGTTGCATATGCTTTAGCTATACCACCATATTTTGATGGCATTGATAATACTCTTACTTGATAATCTTTTGCAGTTACTGCTCTATTCTGAGAACCAAAGTTTGCTAATGCATTTTGTCTAATTTCTTCTATTGTTTCACCACTTCTACCACCAACTGCCGGTACTTCATTATCAACTGCAACAGATGATAAAATTGAATTGTATATAGCTTGTTCAGCTGCAGTTAGAATAGATACATCATTATCAAATTCAATTGTATCAATTCTTATTAATGTATTTGTTTGAACATTTGATTCAATACCACCACCAATTAAATACTTTACAGTAATTTCAGTATTTGCTGGGGATGTTCCGTATGTTTTTGTTTTTAAAAAGTTTGTTGGGTCAAATGATTCTTCCAATCTACTAATAGAGTTTGGTAATCCCAATCCAACATTTTTAAGGTTTGGAATCAATTGCTCATCTGATGCAGATGGGTCTCCAGCTCCAAATTGAATAGTAGTTGTACTATCTTGATTTATTTTAGTTACAAATCTTTTTGGAGTTTTAATTGTTTTTAAAATGTAAGGTACAGTTGATTTAAATTGATATAAATCAGGGTCATTAGCTTCAGTATTAGGATGGTCAATAAAAACCATTTCTTGTGCTAAATATGGAACTTCATACCATTTATTTCCGTTTGAATCTCTAACGTCAACTATTTGTATTACATTTGTTTCTTGTAAATCTATCTTTTGAAAGTCTGTATAACTTCCGAATGTAAAAGTTTCTTCTACTACAGTTGCTGATATTACTTGTACATATTTTTTTACTAAATATAATGTTGGTTCTCCTGTAATTCCATCATTTTGATAAACCATAACTTCTCTATCTGTGCTATCAGAGAAATCAACAATGTCTGTTGTTCTAAACATTACATTTTCCAAAGTTGGTCTGATTTGCATACCTTCCTTTATCCTTAGATAAAATTTTTCATCAGGTTTATTATTTTCACCACTTCCTATTGCTGGTACAAGTTGGTAAACAGAAAGAGTTGCTACTGCAGGGCTTGTTACTTTTGGTTTATATCCAAGATATTGAGATAATGCCAATACGTTATTTATATCCTCTGCATATACCATCATAGATTCTTTCATAGTATCATCTATGTAATATGAAAGAACGTCACCAATATAAGATGCCATTTCGATAAACATCATACCAGGCGATGTTTCATTAAAATCCGAATATGTTTTGGGGAAATATGTTTTAGCAAATTCTATTAAGCCATTACGAAATCCTACAAAATCTTTATTAAGATATTTTATATCCTTTCCTTTGTTTTTAAATATTTTATTTGTAGTTTGTATTGCCATTTTTAATTTTATTATGCACCAACATTAAAAGTTACGCTATCTAATTGAGGGTTTCCATTAGATGTAAAAGATAAAGATATATTTACTGTATTAGTATCTTTAAGTCTATCATTTATATCCACAACTATTTCCTCTATATTAACATAAGGTAACCATTTATCCATAGTAGATGTTATTGCATCTTCTATTTGAATTTTAGTATCATCATCAATTTGTTCAAATAATATTTCATCAAGACCACTACCAAATTCAGGTTGCATTAACCTTTCTCCTTTTTTTGTTTGTAGTAAATTTTTTATATTTGAACGAAGTTGTTCTTTTGTTGTAAATGTTTGATTAAAAGCTGTATTAGTAATTTGAATTGGCAAAGAAATACCTATGGCATAATCATTATATGTCGTTGTATCTTTTACTAATTTATTTCCTAATATTATTGCCATTATTTCTTTTTAAATCTTTTTACAAGTTCAGAGTAATCTCTATTCAATGCTTTATCCAATTCAGGCACTCCAGTTTGAACACCCAATCCAGTTGGTTGAGGTCCTCTAGCTAAATCACCATATCCCATCTTTTCAGCTACTGCCGTTCTACCTACAACAGAACCCATATCACCTTGTCCAAAATTCATTGTTCTAAATCCACCATCGCCTTGTGGTATTCCACCTCTGGTTTCATTTAATATTTGGTTAATCATTGGGTTTTTGCTATATTGCTTTGTTGGCGCTGTTTTGGTTTGAACCGATTCTTGTATTGGTTCTTCTTCCAAAATAGCCTTAGCCATTGAAATACCCTTTGATTGTGGTTTTGGTGCTACTTTTGTTTCAGATAGCATTTTTTTCATTTCAGCCTTCACTCCTTCCTTAATTAAAGCAGGTAATTGCTCTTTAAGCTCCTCTTTAATAAGAATTTGAATGGCTTCCAATAGTTTATCCATGTCCATAATATTCTATTCTTTGTTTGTTATGTTTATAAATATTTAAATAAAGTATTTTTGAGATTTTCTAAACTGGGGCAATAACGTAGAATCCCCAATACTCCCAATGCCACATTTCATCAACACCACCACCATCTGCTAATCTAGCTGGATTATACCAACCATATTTAGGTCCATTATTAGATAACCACCTATATAAAGATGATTTTTCTCTACCTGCTTTATTGATAGCGGGATTACCACTACCTCCAACTTGTTGATATAATTCTGAAAAATCAAGTGCAACTCCCCAACCATGTGGAGATTTACCAGGTGCAGCAACAGTTGGTCTTGGTTTACCACCTTGGATGCTAAGTTGGTGTGCAACACTTCTATATGCAGATGAAACAGTCCATTGAACCTTAGCATCTAATGCTGCTTTTTTTAATTTAAAATATTGTTGAGCTGCCTCTGGGTGTAATAAATACTTACCACCATATTCTGCACGACCACCACCTGCAATTGCAGTCATTGCTGTAATTGGAATATATCCGTTAGTATATTGTCCACGAAAAATAGGTGGTGCTACAACTGCAGTTGCTCCAACTTTACCATGTATTACAGGCGGCGGTCCTAAATCACCTGCGGGGAATGTTCCCAATGCACCTGCTGCTCCAGGTTGTTGCCCAAATCTAAAAGGTTGTGTTTTTGTTTTAAATTTTTCTTTTTTTGGTGGGAAATCCCCCGGATCATCCACTGATTCAACAGGAGGTTTTTGTGCAAGTAAGTCCTCATCAACAATAACCTCTCTACTTAAAGTTATTTGTTCTTCTTTTGGTGGTATTGTCTCATCTGCTTCTGTTATAACATTATTTCTTTCATCGTGTTCTTTTGCATCTCTACCATCAACAGGTGGTGCATCATCCCCAGTTTCCTCAGTAGCATCTTCTTCGTCCGAATTGAGTGATTGTTGAGGGCCATCTACAGTATAACCAGTCCATTGAACTACACCCGGTGATGGAGTTCCCAATGGTGGATATAATGAAACTGTATTTACTATACCAGATACAGTTGCCAAATGAGATTGTGCATACTGAATAAAATCATTTACAATTAATTCGGAATTATTTGTTGGTTGTAATGCTGACATAGTTATTATAATTTGTGTCCATATAATTGGAAAAATTTAGCAGGAATTGCGGAATGGTTTAGTGAAACTTTTACAGCGTTTGCTCCCAAATATCCAGCTGCTGTTACTTGTCTTTCACCTATTGCTTTATATTTATTATTCCAGTTTCCATTATTATAATACATAACAACACCGCTCCAATTTGCCGCCGATACACTTGCCGAAGCAACTGCTTTTTCACTTGTAGATGGGTCTATTAAACCAGTAAATTTATATTTTCCAGCATGCGGCCAAGTTTGATTACCTCCTGCAGAAAACCCACTTACCGAATTTACAGTTATTCCTTTAAATTTAACCAATATAGTTTCCAATGGTATTGTATATGGTGCTATTATAATTTTTTTAGAATTTTTAAGTTCTTGTGGAATTTGCTGAGCCATCCAACTTGGTGTTGCAAAATCAATACCACCCCATATAATAGCAGTTGGTAAGTTTTTATCAATATTAAATGTTACATAATCGCCTGTACTTGTTTCCGTTGATGATTTTGGTGGGTTTACTGCCCAATGTCCCCAATATTCCCAATGCCACATCTCATCAACTGTTCCAGCATTATCTGCTAATCTATATGGATTATACCACCCAAATTGAGGTGCGTTATTTGATAACCATCTATATAAGGCTGAACGTTCCCTACCTGCTTTATTAATTGCAGGACTTCCACTACCTCCAACTTCTGCATATAATTCTGCAAAATCAATAGCCCCGCCCCAACCATGCGGTGAACTACCTGCACTGGCCACAGTAGCTCTTTTTTTATCACCTATCAATTCCGTCTGATGTGCAAAGTCTCTATAAGCTGATGTTATAGTCCATCGAATACCCGCTGCTAGTGCTGCAGTTTTTAATTTAAAATATTGACTAGCT